TTAATACCTTAACTAATAAGAGTGCGATCTGTAGGCAGTCTTCTTATCATTTACCAATGTTTCCATCGCATCGATTTCGATCAGTGATGTGGCCTGAGACATCTAAGAGAGGAGATTGTGGTACTATTATCCTCGGAAATGTTCCTAAAGGGTGGTTTGTAGCTGGTATTCTAGCTGCCGGACGCCCTGAGGTGGACATTCTCGGACGTGTTACTAATTATACTCACGGCTTTTTGTTTACTAGGTCTATGTATGAATCTCTTTCAATGAAGTTTCCTTTTCCAGATGTTGCGTATCATGAGTTTTCTGGAGAGATGGGAAGACTTGAATTTGGTCCCTTAGTTCCTAATAGCGATTTGAGGAATATATCGTATCCCTTAATTCGCCCGATTGGAACGCTTAAGGAATCAAATGCATCATTTCATACCAAGATTAAGAAGACTAGGTTGTATGATTTGGTGTCGCCAAAGTTGAGTGAGCCATATGGTGCGCCCGGGAAATTGAAGGGTGTTAACGATGAGGGAGAGTATCGATCAGCTTTTATGAATTTCTTCAGGAATGTTAAGCATTTTCGCTTACCTTGGGGTCTGGCTATTGATTGTATGCGTGCATATTTAGATGATGCCTGTCCGCCGGGATTTATTAAGCAGAGAAACATTAAATTACGTCCAGCTACGAAAGTTGAAGCCTTTTTTGGTGATCCTAACATCAATCTCGATCGAATAGATTTTAAGACATCTGTTGGTCGACGATGGAGAAAGTTGGGTATCAAAGATAAGTTTCTGTTGTTCGATTGCATCGATAAAGAGAAAGATTTGTGGAAAGTTAAGAAAACGTTTATCGATGCGTGTGAAGAATTATTAGCGTTTCTTGACAGAGGTATTTGCCCTGCTCTCCAGGTTGATTTCTCCCCGAAGGACGAGGTTAGGAAATTGCGCAAGATTTTGGACTATTTCATTAGGTTGTTTGGTGTAGTAGGGTTTGATTTTAACTACATCATGCGTATATTTCTGATGCCTTTGATAATGTTTCTCATGTCTTATCCTGAATTCTCTGAGTGTTATGGTGGGATGAATGCTGGCTCCAAGCAATGGACAATGTTGGCAGAGAGATTGAGGAAGCATCCATTTTTTATAGATATGGATTTTTCTGGCTTTGATGCATCTCATGAGACGGTGATGATAGATATTTTAGCTATGTTCTTTTATCTAATGTCTATGAGGATGGGTTATGACCCTGTTGATCAGAAGCGAGTCTATTATCTTTGCAAAATGCTCAATGTGCAGCTCGTAATCTTTATGTGTGATTTATTCGAGAAGGAATTGGGATTACCAAGTGGCATCATAATTACTTTGATCTTTAATAGCATCGTGAACTCGATTCTCATGAGAATCGCCTTTGTTTTCTTGTGTGGAAAGAGTGCTTGGGATTTTAGAAAGTATGTTGAGCCAGCAACCACTGGAGATGATAACATTTCTTCTATTTCAGAGGAGATTATCGATCAATATAACATGGTCACTATCGCACCCGTTTACGCTTTGTGTGGCTATACTGTAACGCCCGCTGATAAGGAGAAAGGTATTCGTGCTCATATTCCATGGGAAGAAGCAACTTTTTTAAAAAGGAAATTTGTTTATGACTATGAGATGGGACTTTATTTAGCTCCGATAGAGTTGGATTCGATTTATAAGTCCTTTTGTTTTCAAATGAGTGATGCTGATGTTAGTGCTGATGTTAGACTTAAGGATGTTGCCTTGTCAGCGCAACGTGAAGCTTTTATGCATGGAAAGGAGTTTTTCCACAAAATGCAGGAAGATATTATTTCTTGGTTTCAAGCGACCGATCTTCTGCATGTCCTGATTCTCCTTAATTATGACGAAATTAAGGAGGAGTTCATCACTGGTACGTTCCGAACTTATATGTGTTCCAAAGATTGGACACAATTCGGAAACGTCCGTGAGTATGAGACATCTGAATGATGTCCGAAAATCGCGTCCTGAGTGGACGCGTCGTTAGGCTGTAGTCGGACTGCGGTCTAACAGAGTGCGCACCGGAAACTCAAAGGTGAAGGGTCATGAGTTGGCCTAGGATGGTTCTAACTTGAGGAGCCACTAGGGACCGTACCCCCTGAGAAATTTGCGGTCCAGAAAAATATTGAGAGTTTCTCCCTGAAGCGTATGCACCCAAGATTTAATTTAATTCTTTTATATTCTTGGTGGTGATCTTGGCTTCTTGTATTTTTAAAAGATCCCTCCCTCGAGATTGCGAGGTCTCGTGGAGTAGGTTATTCTCGTGCCGAACTTAATAATAACGCGTCCGCACAACATGCAGAATCTATCGGAGATAATGCGGACGTTGTTCAAACAGATTCTGCTCTTACCGTCATGCCGAGATTGCGCATTGGTGGTGTTGCTAGTGAGCAATCCCAATTTGAGCAATTCTTGACACATCCTGTTAAAATTAATCATGATACTTGGTCGGGTTCGACCCTGCTATCAGGAGTAATTGCTAAGGACATTGTCCAATTGTGGAAAACTTCACTGAGTACTAATATGGCAAAGAAAATCGCATCCTTGTGGTACTTTACAGCGACTTTAAGAATTCGAATCGTTGTGCAAGGTTCTGCTCAGTCTTTTGGTAAAATGTATTACACGTTTACTCCAAGAGTTCAGAACGTAATGTCGCAACCAGCTACCGGTTCTCTAGCTGCTGGACAGTATCATAATTGTGAGATAGTTCCCCATTTAGTAGTAGATCCTTCTAAGAATGAAACCTATGAGTTGGAGCTCCCCGTATGTTCTCCTACTGGTTGGTATCAAATTGCCGCTACGAACAATCACGGTTCGTATCAACTCGAACGTTTTATGCTTAATCAGATCTTATCTGGAACGGCTCAAGCTGGCACCTGCAACATTTGTATGTATATGTCTTTGGTTAATCCTAGGTTTGAAGGTCTTACAACTGGTCTATCTTCTGATTTTGTTGCTGAGAAGAAAGCTTCGGATTATGTCCAAACGGTATCAACTATGTCTGCACTTGCCGCTCCTGTTGCTATGGAATTTTCGCCAGCTGTCACATTATTTTCACAGGTTACTGGAACTCTTGCCTCTGTTCTTCGCTGGTTTGGTTTTTCTAAACCACCAGCTTCAGAGCATCACGTTTTTGTTACTAACCGCAACTGTGACAATTATTCCCAGATTGAAGGCACTAGTACTGCCATGGTGTTGGGAGCATCTCAGAAACAGTCTATGTCAATTCATCCTGGCTATGGTAATTCGACCCTTGATGAAATGGCTGTTTCTACACTCCTCAACAAACAGTCTCTTCTGTATACGGCAACTATTACTTCGGCTTCGGCAGCGGAGGCTGCGTTGAGTTCTTTTATCAGAGTGTCACCCATGGCGTGTTA